GATGTTGCGGATCTTACGGATACGACGTGGGTCAATGAAGATCAATTGTTGGATACCGTCACGAGGTTTGTCTGGATCGATAACCACATTCCAATACGCACGACCATCGACATACCATCTACGAAAAATTTCGGAACCAAACTTATTGAAGTCTAGAAGTTTGAGAACGTTACCAAACTCATCGCGAATAAGCTTTTTGATGTTGTCTGGTTGATCAAGATCATCAAGAACGATGTCTACGACCTTGCCGTGTTCGTCATGTACGATTGCTTCGTTGATGATGTCATCAATGGCATTTTCCATCTCCGGTTGCATGGCCATTGTACGGTACTTAGAAAGCAAATCGACTTCGCTTCTATAGCTGCCATCGAGATCCACGTATATTCCGTAATGAGCACCAGAGTTGATGTTTACGGCACCATCATCAAGCTGTGGGCTGACTACGCTTTCTGGGATTTCTTTTTCGTCATCCCTAGCGATTGTAAATCCGAATAGTTTTAGTGCCATTATGTAGATCCTATTAAAATGCCTTATGATATAATGACTTATTTAGGATTAGAAAATGAAGGTCTGTAAGAAGTGTGAGCGGGAGAAAGAGGCTACAGCTGAATTCTTTCAGAGGAACAAAAGACGTAAAGATGGTCTCGAATCTAATTGTAAGGAATGTAATAAGAACTGGCAACTATTAAAGGATAGAGAATATAAAAAGAATAACCGTGAACGTGTAAGACTTAATGGTCGTAATCAGTATAGAAAGGCGGGATTTCGATCTAAAATCAAAACCAGTAAAGCTAGTGCTGCTAAACACGGCTTCGAATTCAGACTCATAGAACAAGATTTAATAGATCAATTCAATAAACAACAGGGTTTGTGTTATTACACAAATCTTCCTATGGATATGGAAATAGGGTCAAATGATTGGAACGTAGTTAGTATTGATCGCATCGATTCTGATATCGGCTATGTTCCGAGTAACATTGTTCTGTGTCGCAAAATAGCCAACTTCATGAAGAACACACTTTCGATAGATCAATTCAAATATGAGATAGTTGAACTATCGAAGTGTCTTGTTACTCAAGCGAACGTTGGTTATACACTCGCAGGGACGTAATCGCCTGCTCCAGCACTCAAAAAGTACTGAACAGCAAGAGTTACAGTAAATTCTTCGACTTGATCGTTGCTACCCCAATCCAACTCAATCGGGCTAACGTCCGTTGGCCAGATGCCAATGAACTGATACTGATTGATTTGAGTGCCATCTTTTCCGTACTGAGTAACGGTAGCATCAACACCGTAACCACCGTCGATGATTTCAGCAGCAGTATTACGAACGTTAAGAACTGGATCGTTAATACCATTTGCCCATTGTTCGAATGCAGAACGAATGGTGAAGTTTTCATCGTTGATAACCTGAATTGTCCAATCCTGGTATTGACGGTTTCCAGCAAGCTTCACTTCCCTACCAAAATAGTAAAGTGGAGCGGTGCCGATTGTCGTACCTGGAAGCTGAGCAGCTTTAGCCTGGAAAGTTACCAATTGACCTGCTTGACCCGCCAAATTGACGTAAGAAGGGAATGGAAGTTGAATATCAAACAAGTTGGCACGAGCACCATCACCTGTAAGATTAGTCCTAAATTGAGTTACATCGAATGACATGTTATCTCCTGATTCCCTTATTTATTACGCGATTCCAGACTGGCCAATAACTTCGTTGAAGCTGACTCCAGTTGCCACAGCAACGAAGTTCAACAAGATGAAGTTGATAGAACGGGCTGGCTGAACATAGATGTCACCAACGAATTGGTTAGCATCGATAACTTCAGGTGTATTGTTTGTGGTGTCACAAACAACCTGGAACGCAGTGATACCACGCTGACCCTGGATCGTTCTCAAATATGGGTTGATCAAACTGACAAATTGAGCACGAGTGAACGTGTCGTTGAATTCGAACAAGCTAGAACGTGCTGCAAGGCTGATCTGTTGTTCCATGACAATAAACAAACGACGCACGTTGATGTGGCTGAATGCAGAGTCATAGTTCAAGTGGGTCTTGTCACCGTAAAGAAGTGTTCCCTGGCCTGGAAGAGAAACAACTGGGTTGATTCCTGCCTGGTAAAGAGCATCACGGTCAGTTTGACCTGGGTTGTAAGCCAACTTCACAACGTTGTTGATGACACCACGCTGAAGACCAGCTGGAGACCACCATGGAGCGTTTGTTTGGTCGGTACGAGCGCAAAGACCAGCGATATCGCCGTTCAATGGTGTGTAACGGTACTTGTCGTTGTACTTGTCGTAACGGTACTTGTAACCGGTATCAAGAACGGCGTAAGAGTTGTAAGCAACATTTGCACCCCAAGCAAGTACTGGAGTAAGAGCACCAGAAGATGTTTGATCAGCACTCAATGGAGCAGAGCAGAATGCAACGCAGTCCTTACGAACCGCAGCAACGTCTTGGATAGCGTAGTTCTGAACAACAGTGTTAGAAGTACCTGTCATCAACAAGTTAACTTGAACGAAGGTAGGATCTGCAAACAATCCAAGACCAGTTACTACGTTAGCAGAAGTTACTACACCGTTGTTTCCATTAGCAAATTGTGCAACGTTTGCGCTTGCATCGTTACCGAATGAACCGGTTCCAATTTGTTGTGCTGTAGTGTTACCCCAACCAACAGTGTTGGAGCAAGGAACACCAACGTTGTAAATATAGTTAGATTGAGACCAAATGACTTCTTTGTAATAGTTTGCGTTACCGTATGCGTCAAGACCGTCCTTAAGACGAGAAAGACCTTGGTAAACTTCAAGAACACTGTTTGCCTTACCGGTAATTAAACCGCCAGCATCCACAACAAGGATGTGAAGTTCGTCGCCTGTAACCTGACCATTGGTGACCTGAGCTACGTAAGGAGTTGTGTTTGGTGCCCATGAGAAATAGTTCGCATAGGTGTAGTAAGGGCTGGATGGGTTAGTAGCTGCCGCAGTCCATGCTGCACCGTTAGCGAATGTGATAACTGCAATGCTGTTTCCAAGACCGCCAGGGAAACGAGCAATGTAGTTGTTAGAAGCAAGAGTTGTTTGGTAAATACTATTAAAGTAAATTGTTGGGTTATCGATTTCGATAGCCACACCAGTGTTAGAACCGGTAGCATTTAACATGCCCGTACCTTGAGCACGAACAACATTCAAATTGTTAGAGTAAGACAAAAAGTCAGCAGCTGTGAAAAAGCTTTCTGCTGTTGTGTCGTCAGGATCAGAGAAGATAGAGTCTAATTGAACTTCGTTACTTACCGGAGTCACATAGTTAACTGGACCCCAATTGAATGTACCAACAAAGCCACCAATAGAGGTTGCAACCGCTGGAATGGAAGTGGTTAGATCTGTTTCTGTAGTGCTGATGCCGGGACTGACAGGGAAATTTGCCATTGGTAGAAACTCCTAATGAAATACGTTTTTATTTAGGAATATGAAACCCTTGGCCCAATAAACGAAAAAGCCAGGTGGAAGTCCCTGGCTCGGCCTGCGAAGCATTTTATTTAGAAGTTATCTCTGTTTCTTAAGAACACCGGTCTTTTCAGGTAACTCGGTACGGTTATTAAAATCAATATCCCAGCGAGCAGAGACTTCATCAAAAGATTTCTTGCAAGCAGGACACATCTTAATAAACCTAACAGCATCTACTTCACAACCACAAGGTTCTTTCCAACTGACACCTTTCTTTTTTCTCATATATTAAAGTCTTTCCTTTTAAGATCAGGTTTCCAGTGGCATTGAGACCATTCGACAATCTTATTAGATTCTAGGTTTCGAAAGTATTGTAATCGTTCTTCCTCGTCAACCTTTTCGACATGGTCAACTTCTATGGCCCATAGGCCATCACCAATCTTAATTTTAATAACACGGCAGTCTAATCTTGAATGGATATACTCTTCTGAGATACAAAGAGCTAATGTCCCGTTCCATTCATCTTCAGGTTTACGGAGATCTACAATTCGAACCACATCATGAATGGCAAGCATAGAAGACTCCTAATTGAGGTTATCTTCATATACTTATCAAAATGGGTTGTCATCTGGTGGATCTTTTTCTATACGGGCCTCGACCATGGCACCGTAAGCAGATAACCAAAAGAAAAATGCAAATGCTATTAAAAACCAGAAATAGGTTGGTTCTTTTTGTTGAAGTGCCGATACGAACTTTTCTGCTGCTGCCAAACTAGCCAACACGACCGAAATAACCCAATAAGAATAAAATTTCACTTATTAGCCTCCGTTAAAAAAATGGGAACATGTGTGTTAGCTAACTCGGTAGCGTCTGTATGGTCATTAGAAGCCTTCTGAGCGGCTTCCAGCCTTCTACCCCTAGTAACGGCCCACCAGGTCCCTAGATAGGCTCCTAAGGCTCCATCGATAACCACCCAATGATTGGAAAGCCAGATCTGAGTTGAGAACGTTCCGGCAAGAATAATCATAGCTGACCAAAACGCCGCAGGGTGCGGTTTCTTTTCAGCAGATCGCATATTGTAATTTGCCCAGAAAACATCAACAACTAAAGTGATGCTAAAAACGGCAACGTGGGAAAGAACA